AATCCCTGTTGCTACAGCCGCGCCCCACGAACCAACTGTATCGCTGACGTAGATATTTACATCATACGGATTATTGCTCGTGTTAGACCTTCCACGAACTGCGGAAACTTCGACCGAACTGCCGAGGTCCAAAATAAACCAGTGGGTTTCGTTTGTTAGGTGCATCCACCCGTACTGAATGCTGCCGGACGCGAGCATGTCGTTTACGGTATTCCCGCCATAACTTCCACACGAACTGTGGAAGTTAGCTGGGCTAACTTCTAGCCAACCCGCCATTACACAACCTCGTAGTAGTAAATTTCGCCCTGCTCGCCGATAAATATCGCGTAATCGGCTCGGCTCCCTGCGGCAGTCACACGAGTATCCGACCACGTAGCTGTTTCCTCATCCCAGTATAGATCGGGGTCGTAGTCCGATATGCGCAGTGTTGGCCAGCCACTTGCATCCTGGTACGCCTGGCGGCTCAAATCAGCAACTACTGCCGCTGCTACTTCCAGTAATTCAGTTAGGGCGACTGTCTCGGAGGCCAACAGGACCGCTCCGGTAACCGATACCTGTAGTACTTCCGAGTGCCCGATAGTCTCTACGGCTATCCCTACCGCCCCTGTACCGGACACCGCGAGCGCCCCTTCGTTGTACCCGACACCAGTCTCGTATATCGCGACCGAGCCGCTACCTGAAACGGCTAATGTTTCGGCCGCCCAGGCTACCACTTCTGAACTAATCGCTGCTACTGCTGCTGCGGCAACCGCTAACGTTTCGGTTATAGCTACTGTCTCGGAAGCAAGCAGTACTGCTCCGGTGCCGCTTACCGCCAGTGTGCCCTCCGCGTAACCGGGGTGCTCAACAGATAGGGTGACCGCCCCGCTACCCGCTACGGCAAGTGCGCCCTCTTCGTACAGCCAGCCTTCTCCAACAATCGCTGCCGACCCGTCACCAGAAACGGACAGGGTTCCCTCGTCGTAGTTAGCCGCTGAGCTACTGTAGACCTCAAACATGAAGTCGTAACCGGCGTTGGTTGTCCAGGTGGACCCGCTATCAGTAGAGTAGACATACATGCCGCCAGCATAGGTGGGCGACGAAGAGTCCGCACCCCAATAGGCACCTGTGGTTTCATTAGAACTATACACCAATAGCGCATACTGGGTGGTATCAACTATGGCGTAGGAGGTCATGCCTATTTCTTGAAACTCGCCTAGCTGATTTACTTCTGTTATACTAGTTTTGGCTATAGACCCGGTCGACAGAACCGGCCCGGTAGGTTTCCCATCTCCGTCAACGGCTTTAAGTTCAACTACAACGTTACCGGTAGGGGTGCCAGACCGATACATTTGTAGTTTCACAGACCCGAGAGAGTAGGAGCTTTCTGCGGTAAAAGTCTGCGCCCTTATCCGTATGGCGTAGCCGTATATAGTAAGCGCTCCATTTGCGCCAGTATTGTAGTATTCTTGCAGAGCCATATTACCCGGCCAAAGTAATCTCAAAAGCAAGGGTCAACGTGTCACCATCGTTTAGCGTTCGCGTTTCGCTTAACTGCTGCGAAGCAAGCAATTTGCCGGTGTCGTCAACCGTTGTACACAGAAACGCGGTTACCGCCCCGTCCCACGTGCCGCCAGCGGTGAACGTTACTTCGGCCGTGGTTACCTTGCGGTCGGCCGTGCCTGCTGTTGCCGACGTAATATCTACGTTATCAGACGCGACCGTTTGCCGGGCATAGCCAGTCCCGGTTACCTCTGTTTGATCGCCCAAACTGGCGTCCTCCGCGAGCGCTGCGTCCGTGCAAAGCCCTACATAAAAATTAGCGGGGGCGCTTTGTTCCTCAGTAAATGCCACTTCAAGAAGGTACTGTAGACCCTCGGTGTGTAGTTCTGCCGCCATACTATGCCTCCGGCTCCTTATACGTAGTTGTAATCACCGCCATTGCTATAACGGGATGCGTACCGCCTACCTGCGTCGTGTACGCCTTTTCGAGTCCGGGGCGCTGGCCGCCGGTGAGTTGCTCGGATTCCGAGCTTGCCTCATCGGCGGCGCTGAACGCCCTAACGTTTTGTAGAACTGGAGAGGTCGCCGGTGGCTGTTCTGCCGCCGTCACGCCCTCATGCAGCCCTTTGTAGGGAAAGGGGAGTCTAATTGTAGTACTCCTTAATCGCTTACAATTGTAATTACGTTGAAGTTCGGAGAGGCCGCAGTACCGATATTGAAGTATTTTATAGACGGCCCGGCGGCTACCACCTTCGTATAGGTACATCCCGGCGCGTATACGTTAGCCTCCGCTTCCAGTACGGTATAGGCCGCAGTTCCGTAGCACTCCATAATACCGTCTTCCGTAACGAAAGTAGCGCGTACTGTTGCGGACGCAGCCGGTGCGGGTACCATGTTTTCGAGTTTCCAGCCCATGTGAGCCATGATTAATCTCCTAATGATCCGTTGTAGGTTACTGGATTCCACCGGCGTAATTGCGGATACTTGGATGCCCGAGAACGAATCAAGTGAGCGTTCATACGGGCGTCTTTTTCATACGCGAGCCGCAAATCTTTCTGGTGGTACTTGTCGGAACGTCCCGACGTAATGTTTTCAAACGTCAATTCGGCCATAGCGAAACAGGCCGACTTTATAGCAAAATCGAACGCGACGCCCGCTGGATGCAGATTATTCGCAGGCTCCACGGTATATACACTTGCGGTGGTTGGGTCAACGGTAAACCACGTATCGGCGGTAAACGTAAACGTGCCCGTGCTTGCCGTGTAATCGGCAACCGTAGCTGACTCACCTTTACCTGGGCCGTCTATAATCGTTACCGTCCACCCGTTAAAATAATCATCCGTTTCAGAACGCTCGCTATCAGCAAACAGGTAACTGCCCGCATCTAAACTGGTCACTACTCCAGACTCTATATCGAGCCGGTTGAACACCGTTGCGTACGGGAAAACCAGTACATCGGCCTGCGCGGGATACGGATAAACCAATAACTCATACCGCCGTTTCGGCCCTAGACCGGTTTGCGGTTCGAGCGGGCGGATAGCGGCTTTTCGCGGATAACCGGTACTGGTTTCGTTTTGAAGGTGTTCACGTATTTCGGACTCCGATACCCACTCGATTTTCTGCGTATGGCTGGTGCCACGAGCGTAGGTCAGCTTGCCTGTTACCTCCCCGCCGAAATCTTCAGGAAGCGGATACCTGCCGGGGTCCCCGGCTACGGTTTCGTACGGAGTCAGAATGTAGCCTGAATCCGCATCGGGATCGGTTCCCCCTGCGTTACCGTACTCGTCCAACCAGTCAGCGACTGCAACCGTACCAGTCAGGGTCGTATAATCCGTTATTACGGCGAAACTACCTGCGCCAGTTCCAGACGATATGTAGCAATACCAGCCGTTAAGATCGTCGTCTTCGTCGTACGCGGCGGATAGGGTCGAATCTACGAGCGTAGTAGTGCTCGCAGAATCAGCCGTACCAGTTACGTTTACGCTAGAAATAGGAATCTCCGCGAGTCGCTTTCTCCACTGCCACCCGTTCGGCGGGGCGTCGTTAATGAACATCTCAATAGCGTCATTAACTACATCCTTCACGTCACCTAAATCATCCTGATTGACCGGGATCATACTTCGACTCGTGCCGCTAGGCCCGTTGTATGCTAGGCTAGCCTCACGAGCGACGCGGGTACATAGCTCGGTCATTGTTACTTTACTGGTCGGTTCCGACATCGGTAGCCTCCAGCGTTACTTCCGGTTCTTCTTCGGTATCTACTACTGGTGGCTTAGCCTGTAGGGCAAAAGATAGCTCTACGCGTCGCTGCACAGCCCGTACATCTTGAACCAATTGCAGATGTTGCATTCGCGGCAAATTCATAGCCGCGACCACGCTATCGAGCCTGGCTAGCGCTTGTTTTATTTCCTGTTCATTCATACTACTCTCCAAAATAAAGCCGGGGCCTCCCTGCCCCAAGCCTTATCGTAAAAGCGTTACGGCATGATCTGAAGCATCACGACCGGAGGCGTCTGGGTCGATCCGCGACCTAGAACGAAGCCGATACACTGATCGCTAACGTAATCATAGGCGGCTACGTTCGACAGCACGTCGAGGGAGCCGTCGTGGCGCCCGTAGACTGCCCGGATATGCTTCGCCGCCTGCACCGATGCTTGCGGGGACACCCAAGCGGGACCCCATGTCTGCGTCCAGTGGTACACGGAAGCAGCGGATACGACTGTGGCAGGCACTCCAGCCCACGATACGGAGCCGTCGAAGTTACCGGATCGTAGATCGCTAAACGGATTGTAGGCTACTTCTACGCCCGTAGAAGTAGTAATTGCCGCCGTTAGCGGAGCGTCCAGATAAATCGTGACCGTACTGGCCGAGGCCGCAGTGTTCCCAACGATACCGCGAAGCTGCATAGAGGATGTCGAGTGGTTTAGAAGAACCTGCCCGCCGCGAAGCTCGTCTTTGGTGAAGGTCTGGGAGGCAACCGTAATCGAACTATCTCTAATAGCCTGCGCAGCGGCTACCGTCGTGTAATCAATGGCGTTCGCGTTGTAGAACGCGGACAGCAAACCGGGATAGCAGGCCGCACCAGACAGGCCGTAGTAAAACACGCGGCTGTCAGGCAATACCACCTTATCTCCGATATTCCATCCGGGGTCCCGCACTGTAGAGGCCCGGTACAAAAACTCCCAATCAGGACCAGTGTCGCTCTGGATTATTCCCTGGCTGCCCATATAGTGTACTCTTGCTTTTCCTTTAGCCATATCAAAGCTCCTTGTTAAAGGTTAGGTGTTGCGATTAGCTCGTCTTATGCAGAACGAATCCGAGCTTCTGCATATTACGGGGTAGAATGTTGTGGGCGCCGTCCACATACGTCGTGAACGTAGTGTGCTGCCCTCGATCCACCATCGGTTTCTTCCGCTCCATCCAGTACCCGTCGTGTACGAACGGCTGCAACTGGGCCAGGTCAAACGCATAGATCGGCGTATAGCTGGCATCATCCAGCGTATCCAGCGGAATAACCGGAACGCGGTTCATGCGGACCAAGTCGCCGTCTACGACCAACATGCCGCCTAGTGACTCTTTGGCCGTAGAAACGTGGTTATCGTCGCGAGTATCCACGAGGTCCATCAGGTCAAGAACCGTATCGGTCCCGGCGATCATACGCATCTTCTTCGCCCGCTGCATCATAATCGGGGAGTCGAGAATGATCGGATACTTGAAGTGGGTCTTAATGAAAGCCCGGCGGGCCACCTTCAGGAAGGCGTTGTTAATCGCCGTATACGGACCGGTGTAGTTGCGCCATTTATCCTCTACGTTGGAGTCAATACCGGCACAAATCGTGCCAGTACTGGCGTCCCCGTAGGTAACGGTACACCCGTTGAACCCGGCTGTCGTATTGATCGTTCCGGCGCTGTTTAGCACGCGAAGGAAGTACGGCAGCGTGAACGGATGCTTGCGGTCTGTGGCAGAATCCGGCACGGAAACCATCGTTTCCTCGATCAGATCGGCGAGGTCGATATAAGCGTCGTCCAGCCGCGAATGAACCAGGTCGATAATGCGCTTGACCGCGTTCTTCTGCTGAAGGATCTCGAACTCGTCCCAGGACGCATTCGTGCCGATCAGCGCCCAGTGTACGTTAATCGTGTGGATGTGATCGGCGATCTTCGGCGAATCAAGATCGTACATCGACCGGTACTTCGCATTGCCGGTACGATCAAACGAAACCTTCCGTTCGATACTGGTGCCGCCATCGTACTTTACTGTGTCCTTCTGGAACATCGTGGTCCAAAAGTACTCGTTGTGTTCAAGGGCATAATCCATATCGCGTTCGTAATGATTCTGAGTCGTTGCGACAAGATCAGCAATGTCTTCGGGTTGAAATCCCATAGGTTATCTCCTTGTAAGTTTAGCTAAAGACAGCGGCCATTTTATGTTTTATATCGGCCTCTATCTGGCTTTGTGTTGGTTTCCCGCCAACAGGCTTCGCGGCGTAGGACGGCTTTAACGTGAAGCCTTTAGCCCGCTTTGTAGCCGTACTGGCGATCTTGTTACGTATACGCTGCTCCTGTAGGGGAGCAACAGCTACCAGGTGCGCCCGCTCGAACGCCTCGGACAGGGGCATATCGATCCCCTGCTGCTTGGCCCCCTTAACAATTAGATTAGCGTCTTCGATCACGCGCATCCGCGCCCGCACCTGTGATTGCGTGAGCGTATCCCAGGATTCGTCTTTCGTCGCGTCCCCATAGGTATCCGCGTACGTTAGCACATCAGGACTATTGAAAAATCCTGTAATTTGCTGCTCAATAGCGTCCTGCTCCTGCTGCTCGGCGGCGCCAATAACATCCTCGTTATAGTTGGCGCCCGTCTGCGCTATCTGAGCCGCCAGGGCTGCGTTTTGCTCGGCCAACTGCTTCAACACCGGCAAAATCGGATCATCGCCGTAATCAGCTTCCAAAGCGGACAGGTCTACGCCTTTACCAGGTGCGGAGGCCGACGGAGCAGCCGTCTCGTCGACGGGCTTATTACCGATTCGCGACAGCACTGTCGTAGCGGTATTCATGGCCTTTAGCGCGGCCTGCCCGGCCCGCTTGGCCATCCCTGGGTTTGCCTTGGCCAGACCGCCAAGATCCTCATCGCTCCATCCGGCGTATTTCGCGGCGCGAATCTCTGCCGGGGTTAGAGCGTTTTCATCGTTCGGTTCATATCCTGCCGGTTCGCCCTCTGCCTCACCTGCCGGTTCGTCGCCCGCTTCACCTGCCGGTTCGCCGTCTTCGGCTTCCGGGGTAGGTTCGTCAGTTGCTTCCGGGGTAGGTTCGTCAGTTGCTTCCGGGGTAGGTTCTTCCCCAAACGCCTTATTCATCTTCTCAGCTATTTCTGCTTCCATAGCCGCGGTATCCTTAGCTTCTGAAGCCGCGTCCGTATCGGCTACTGCTTCTGCACTTACTGCTGGGTTTGGCATTCTGTGTCTCCTACTAGATTAAATTCTTACGCCTTTACGTCGGTTACGCTGCGTTTTTTTATCGAACCCGCACGCATTCGCATATAACTCCTGCTGCCTCGGACTGGTAAACTTGGGCCTGCCGTCCGGTAATACTTCTATATGCGGGAACAGCTTGCGGTGCTCCGATATTTGGTCGGGGTGAATAGCAAGCGAATCAGAAATATGCTCGTAATCACCCGGTCGAGCCACGCTCTGTACCCTATTGGACATAATACGCCCGCATCGCGGGCAGTACGGGAACCGCAGTTCGCCGTCTACCATTCTGTAATCGGTGTATACGGGCGACTCTATGCCGAACCCGCACCCGCACGTCAAAGGAAAAACTTCCATCAAACGGCTCCTTGATTTACGCTCTGCGAGATCGCCGCAATTTGTTGCGGCATCGCGTTGGCCTCTTGCTGATTCGTCATCACTCCCTTAGCGGCAGGGTTGGCGCTGTTCGCCGCCTGCCCCTTGGCTGTTCCGGCTTGGCCGGTATCTTTCGCGCCCATCGCCATATAGGTCATCATTTTTTGCTGGTGATTGGGGTCTATAAATAATTCGTCCACGTCATCTAGTATGTCCCATTCTGCGGCTATCTTCGTCAAATAGGCGGCCACATTAAACTGCTGCCCGATTTGCACGGCCCGTACAGCCGTCTCAAACGCGCCGGGCATCACGTTCGTACAGAACGTCTCGATGCGCTTCGAGCGCGTCATCGGGTCGAGCCGCGACATGGATCGCTGCTTAATGCGGAAGGCGTAACTAAGAAAATCGCCCTGCCGTTGGTCAGGGGTCAGGTAAAGCTGGACGTACTCCCCGCCGGATACTCGCTTCGTTAGCGGTAAATTAATAAGCGGGTCGGTCCAAAAATACCACGCCTTACGCCGCTGTATCTCGGCAGTCTGATCGTACAGAATATCCCGCATATCCTCAATCTGAATACTGGCGTTGCTCTGGGCCACCTGTGTAGCGGTAGCCGTAGTTCCGCCGCCTTGTCCGCCGGGGGCCACTTTACCGGAAATCTGATCCGGGTTGCCGGACAGATAGTTGTACCAGGTCTGAAGCTGCATTACGGCGGCTTCGTTACGCTGGTTCTGCCCGCCGAGCGAGACGATATTAACACCCTTGGGGTCCATCGTTGGAACCCAGTCGCCCGTACGGGCCTCTTCTATCTGATCTACTGTATCTGCCATAGCGGGGTTATATAGTCCCACATCCTTTTGCTGGCGTACCTGCTCCAATATTTTACAGAATACAGCGTTCGTTTCTTTAGCCAAGTCGTACCATACGCTAACCGGGGCTACCGGGAACGGGTTACCCTCTACTGGCGGCGTAAACGATAGCGGAACGTACGGGCCTTCCTTCGGACCGTTAAACTCACCTAATTTCAAGTATCCCGGCTGCGAACCATGCACCGGATCGCACATGGTTACCAGCGATTCGATCTCTGGGATATACGCCTCGACAATATCGACCTCGTCCTGCATGTGCGATACGGCGTCCTTCGCCTCATTCGAGATCGTCATACTGGTTATATCATTCTGAATATCCGACCGGGTACGCGGAAGCTTACGAACCAGATCGTGATCGTAACCATCGGTATCGAGCAACCACTGACGGGGGAGGGTTGTACGGTGGAATAGAATCTTCGCCTTGTTTATATCGGTACAAGCGGGATCAAAGCCCCAATCCCACAGCGGAACGTTCGTCGCATACACCTGGCCGGGATCGATAAGCATATTATCTATTTGCACAAGATCGCCTTTGGCCGCTATGCCAACCTTCATCATACCCCAGCCGAACATCGCGTTCGTCACCCAGGCTCGTAGCTCCTGCTTCATGCCGGTTACTTTGGCGTCCTCGTCTAAAGCCAAGCCGAGCAATTCCGCCGACTGGCGCTGCTGCACAAAGCGAGTAGATACTTGCGTTACCGGGTGCTGCATCACAAGATTTGGCACAAAAGCGCGAATCGTATTAAACACCAGATTAATCGGCTCGGACCCCTCAATGCCATAGTTCTCGTAGTAATAATGCGATACATAAGACTTAAACAGCATGGCGCGCACTTTGCAAAACCGTTCCATCCTGGAAAATCCCAAGCGTACTATATTCTGAACTTTTCCTGGATCTACATACTCAGCCATTAGTGCCCCGCAAAATTAAATTCCCTGCGCCCACGGGCCGCTTCCGCCCGTTTACGCATCGCTTTAATCGCCTGCGTAAAGCGGTATCCGGCGCTGTTTGCCGGAATCTGCGGCTTCTGCTTCTCTACCGTATGCGGCAGACAACAATCGTCTACCGCGAGCGCATCGGCAATAACTCTGTCGCCATGCGTAGCCCGCGCAGTCGAGCTTTCTTGAATAAAGCCCGATGGGCCTACCCCGCCGTTCGGCAGATTAACGTAATCCAGTGCCTCGTCCAGCGCTTCGACTGACCGGTTAACAAATTCTCCCCGATCAAGGGCCGAAGCGTAGGCCGACATTAGCTCGAACTTGGCCCGCGTGCTTGCGTGATAGCCGTACCCGCTTTGCTTGCGGGTTACGACCTTTCCTGTCGTCTCGTGGGTCGCGTAATTCGGGTAGAAGTACTTCTTAACCAGTATCCGCCCGAGATCCCAACCGGGACCGTTATCTTCCCACCGCAGGTACGGCAGCCCGCCGATAGCCTTCTTTCCAGCCACCGCGCCGCCGACCCAAAGGGCCAGGGCTACGATAATCGGGGCGAACTCGTACGACGGATACAGAGCGCTGGCCCACTCACCTATTTTCTCCCCGGTCTCTATACACTTAATAGCCACGACCGAGTTAGAGGCCCCCATCCCTTTCGATACGTCGATGCCGAAAAGGTAGTGCTTCGTCTGGTCCGGCCTACCGTCGATCAGCGGGCACCACAAACGAAGCGGCCCCCGCGTGTTGGGCACGGCGCGTACTGCGCCGAGGTCCTTCTCTTTTATTGCCTGACGTACTTCGTCATAGCCAAGGTCGTTCCTAAACTGAACATCGTACACAAACGACGGCTTCCGGCCAAACATCGCCTTGTGCAATTCGATACTCTCGGGTTTGAAGAACGAGATGCCAGGCTCCAGGTCTTCGCGGTCTACTTCCGTAGCCATATATGCGGCGCCGCGGACCGCCTCTTCCTTATCGTACCATGGAGAGCGTACCTTGTACCGCTCGTCCTTCTCCTGCTTTACATACCGTCCGCGCCCCTTATCGGGGTGCTCCCAGTACGGCATCACAAATACCTTGATCGTCTTATCTCGCCGCCATTTGTTGTACTCGCTTCCCGGTTGCGAGGTCGAATTAATAATACGAACCAACGCCGCATCACGAGACTTTGTTCGGACCGATTTACCGTGCTGGTGTAGCCCGAACTCGTCGATAAGCATCAGCTTACGCCGGTCGCCTACAGCTACCACCTTCGTCGTGGATTCGCCGTCCAGCGTCGTATTCATCAGCGGGTTATACCAGTGCATGTGCTGGCGGTTCTTTTGCCCCACAAAACAATCCGGCGGGCGCATCCACTCAGGCAGATTTGTATTTATAAAATCATGGCGCTGAAACAGGGCTTTCATGTTGCCCGTTTTATCGACGTATTCTTCGTTACGGCTTACCTCAAGCGCGTCTACATCCGCGTTGAACAATAGGTTCCAGTGAATAAACCCAAGGCAGCACCAAGACGCGCCCATATCGCGTGCCTTATCAATCAGGACATCCTCACCGAGTTCTACGCACTCCTCGAAAGTACGCAGCAGCCTGTCCTGAATCTCCCACGTTATCATCGGCTGATTCGGATATTTCGACTCTATACGGCTGCCGTCCGGCCCCACATCAAACTGGTGCCACGTGGACATGAAAGCGTTGAACCAAAACAACTGAGACACCGCGCACGCCGCAAGAAGATCCTTCTGCAAACCGGTGTCGCCCTCGGCCCGCTTCTGCATGGCGATGCGCCATTCGATATTGGGGCGCAATCGCTTCGGCACGGATAGCCCGGTAATAGGGTCTTTCCACACTTCCGGCGTATTGGGAAAAGGACTGGCCAGTTCGGGTTTTATATGCACCGTCTTCATTACGAGAGCGTCGGCCTCGGCGGTCGTTTTTTCGCTTCTTTTTCGTCGGCCTGTTGTAGCACTTCCTCAAGCCGCTTGCGGGTATCAGCGCTGTATCGCCCGGCCTTCTGCTTCGGGTTCGGGTCCTCGGTTACGCTCGTACCGGCCTTCCCTTCGGTAAATTCGCGCAGGATCTTCGCCGCGGCTACTACCGGCTTTATGTACACCTGAATCAGTTCGCCGGTCTTCGGGTCTACCACGTCAAACAGCCCGCCGGTCGCCTGCTGGTACAGCGTTCGGGCAACAGCTTCGGCCTTACTAACGATGCGCGTCTCTCCGTTTATCGCAACGGTTTCGGTTTTTTCTTCGCCTACGGATTTAAGGTAATCCGATAGCAGCTTATTCGGAGCGGGTTTCGGCATAAATTAGCTCTTCAGAGGTTCGCAGCGGTTCGTCAAACGGGCCAGGTCTACATCTACCGTTTTATCCTCCGTGAGCGTGGTTGCCAGGAACACGTACCGCCCGTAGCCGTTCGTGTTAAACCGAACCGACGCTATATAGTCGTTCGCCGGAGATACGGCGACTATCTCCTGATCGGAGGCATCGTTACTTACCACAGCGGTATCTATGAACGTGTACCCGGTATCGGCGGTCTGCTGGCCAACAGTAAGCGTAATCGTACACGCCCGCGTGTAATGATCCTGGCCTAACCGGTGGTCCCTGGCGTGCAACGCGTCGATCACAATCGAGCCATTATTCGCGTCATTCGCACGAAACCTCAACTCGAACCCTGGCAAACCTACCTCAACCTGGTGAACAATCACGTTAGACAAGGCTTCGACAGTTGCCGCATCGCGGGCCCCGACGGCTGGGGTAGTAATAGCAGCGGCGATAGAACCTATCTCCTGAAACGGTTCGGGGGCCTCAAAAGGTGTTCCGTAAATAGCCACGATATTACCCTTTCTTTTTATTATTTTTCGTCGTTTCGGCCTTAACAGGCGGTATAAGCTCGTCTTCGCGGGGCACAGGTCGCGGGGGAGTGGGCGGGTTATGCGTGCGGCCCTCTATCTCCGTCTCGGCAGTAGCAGCTACGCCGTAAATCGCGGTAGTCGTGGCCGGATCGAACCCAAAAACACGGCATATCATACACCAATTTGTCTTAAACCCTGCCCCGTACCGGGCTTTTAGGTCCGCGAATACCGCCGTTCCGTCTGTTTTACCGGCCAACTCTTGTTCATCGTCCATTTATTTACCTTTCGTGTAGCGTTTCCAGTGAGAATACGCCACTGCGACTCTCTGCGCGGCCCTCGGATAGCGGGCTCTCATGGCGGCGTCGCCCATAAACCGGCTAACGTACTGACTTCTGGTCTTGTCTCGCGCGGTAGGCTTAGGCATTATCGGTGTCCTGTGTCATGTATCTTCACTTGCATATTATACTAAATCCGGCTGGGTAGGTCAACATTATTTTATACATTTTTTCAGAAATCCCAAATCAGATCGCATATCATCTGTGTCAGCCACCCCAACAGATACGCATGGGCTTCCTCGTCTTTAACTCCAGTATACGCGAGCACGTCGGTCGCGGTATGAAAACACTCGTGGGCTACGACACCCACATCCACCGTGGCTTCGTCCAGCCATATCACAAACCGGCGGAACACCATATCGCCGTCTTCTACGTCGGCCCAGCCGGAAAACCCGGACGCGGGCGTGTCCCCGAAATCAGAAAACTGCCTACCTATTTCTGACCGCTGAAACGCCGTACCGTCGTCTACGAACACCTCTAACCGGAGACTGTACGGCTGTATGAGCAATCGCTTACGCATCGCAGTCCCTCCCAAACTCAACCGGTACGGCAGCCCAAATACCCAGGTTAAACAGGTGTACGACCGCCTCGTCGTCGCTTCCGGGCTCGAAGGCGGCTGTCCTCCACTCAAGAACGTCTGAATCTTCGAGATCATCGCGACCCAGAATTTCACGAAGGGCCAGTAGGACTTCTTTATCAAGTTCGGCAAAGTTCATAGCTATTTGTTCCTCCGACCCGCTTCGGTACTCTTCTCCGCGTAGAGTCTGAGGCTATTAGCTACGTGATATGCGATACCGAGGATCACTACGGTTACGCTCGCATGCCACAACACCGCTATTACCTGAACGAGAATAAAAATTGCTAATTGTCCTGGGCTCATGTTTGTTCCTTTCGATTACATACCTTTCGATTACATACCATCCAGATTCGGCAGCCAGCCCCATGTGCCGCCGTGTATAATACTACTGACGCGCGATTCGCTTACGCTGTATCGCGGAAAACCCGGTATTGCTCGTAGTTCGTAGTTCATCCCGTTATTTTACAGACCTGTAGCCATTATGTCAACCCCCTGTATCGAAAAATTTTTTCCGCGCATATTTTTCGGATCGGCTGTCCGGTACCTTCGCTCGCCACGTGTGGGTAAAAGATTTTCATGCGCAAACCTCGCCACTTATATACAACTGAGGGCGCTTTGTACGCCGCACACGACCCAGTTGAATTCACGGGGGCTAGTCGACGCTGCCCTTGGCTAATCTGGCTTATCGTCTCGCGGCCCCGTCAAGAA